GGGGAATAGCCCACAGGCTATCAAAAACATTGTTGGTGCAAAAGTAAAAAACCTTCAAAAAGGATTAGAGAAGAAAGTCGCAGAGAATTTGTTTGCAACTTCATTGGCAACCGATGCCTTCAATCCATTAGGTGTTTTGTTGGATGATTCAGCAACTGCTGGTGGTCTTGCACCTGGATCTAATTCATGGTGGAAAACACCTGTATTAGATCATGATAGTTTTTCTGATGCAAGTGGTGATTATGTAGGTGATTCTCCAGATGCTGGAGTTCAATATATATCAGAAGCTAATATGGTTGATGCAAGTAAAAACACTTACATCCTTCGTATTCTTGCTAAAGGTGTTGCAAATGCAAGGGCTCAAACTGGTGAAAACCCAGACTTAATTGTTGTGCCACAGTATTTGTATGATCTTATTGAAAGCGAAATTGATCCACGAAAAACAGGTAGTAAAATGTCTGAAAAAATGGGTTCAATGGGATTCACTGGATTAAACTTCAGAGGAATTGACATTATAGCTGACCAGGATATGGTAACTGCACAACAGCAGGTTGCTTCTCCAGCAGTAGCAAGTACAAACTTTGATGGTAGAATTTATTTTATCAACACAGAATACTTGCATATGTTCTTTAACTCTGGTGCAAAGTTCACTGCATCCGATATGATTGAAGATACACAAAGTAACACATTTGTGCAGAAAGTACATACTTATGGGAATATGGTTGTTACAAACCGTAAGGCTCATTGTGTTGTAGAAGATCTTTACTCACCATTGGATTACGCTTAAGTAACTGAATAACGATTACAGCCCTGGGGTTTTCCTGGGGCTGTGATAACTGGAAATATTATGACAACAGCAGACATGGTAACCATATTAGGCGATAGAATGGAAGATACAGCAGGGGATCTCTTTTCTACGACTATCAAAGAACGATATTTGAATCGTGCCCAGGATAAAGTGATTCAGTCGTTACACCCACATTTATTAACTGATCTACAGGTAATTAAAACCGATATTACTATGTCTACTGATACCGATGTAGATAGCCATTTTAGTAGCTATTTTATACCAACACAAGCAGGAGCATTAGACTCGGATCCATTTGGTGGACCATTAGGTATTTTAGGAATACGAATACAAAACAGTACCTTTATTCGCAAAGTATCTTTTGATATGGTCAAAGATTTCAGCACAGGATATGTTGCCTTTAATGGCACAGAGCCAGTGTACTTTATATTTAAAAACAGAATATATATTTATAACAATACTGCGAAGGTAGACTGCTACTACATGAAAACACCTGCTGTATTAAACAGCACAGCATCCCCAGCAATAGCTCCAGATTTAAATGCTATTTTTCACGATGCAATCCTGGAATTTGCAGAAGCAGAACTATGGAGAACTGTAAATAAACAAGATCGCATGAACAATGCTTTAACCAGGGCTTATGAATATCTGGGTAAATACAACCAGAATCCAGCTACTGGAGTCGTAGGAGAAGGGTTACCCTTTGATTATTCTTCCTCTAATTCATTAATTGATCCTATCTACCCTAATTATCCAAATCCTTAATGGCAAATTTTATTGACATAAAAGAATTTGATGGAGTTTTAACCAATGCTGATATTGAAGATCTTCCAGATAATGTTGCCCAGGAAATAAAAAACCTAAAGATCCAGGCAGGAAAATTAGAAAAGACATTTGGGGCTGGAACAGCTTCGGGTATACCTTCTATTGGCTTAACCTTTGTAAACGATTCTTATAGCCCATCCAAAGCCTATACAGTGCATAATATATTTACATTTGTATCGGATAAGTTTGAAGGAGATATTAATGATGCAGGAGATGGGTATCGATATTTATTAGTAACGGTAGAAGCTACCGATCAATCCGTAAAATTATGGTGGTGGGATAGTTCATTACCCGATGTAACAGATCATTTACAAATAGAAGATAATATTGTATGGTTTCAAACAGCATCACCACATGGCATTACAGAAGATGACCAGGTATTAGTCCAGGATATTAAAAATAATGCATCCCCACAAACATCTATCACAAGTGGGAGCCCAGCAACACCAATAGGAGTATATGAATCTGCCGATGTAATCCCTTCTACAACCAAAGTAGGAATCAATACAGATACTGCCCAGACATGGGGTGGTAGTTTTTTTAGTAACACATTAGCAACTGGTGCATCGGCACAATCTTTTAGTGGGAAGCATAATACTCATTTATTAATGCATGATTCAATATCTCACAACAGCACTTTACAGGGAAAAATATATGATGTAGCAATCGCATCTATGAATGGTAGAGCATTAAGTATTGCAAAAGTTTCGCAGGAGGGAAAAAATTTAATTACTTGTGTTGGTTCTTCTGTAGCTGATTTAAGCACTCAATTTCATGATACTTACAGAGATGAAAGTGTATACTTTACAGGAAGCATGATTGGGTTTAATAACGCTATTTATGTGCATCATTCATACACAGAAAGTGGATCTAATAATAATTTTATAGTAAAATACACTTGCAGTAGTAATGGAACTGTATCTGAATCTGTTGTGGGTTCTAACTTATCATCAACCCTTGCAACTGGCGATTCTTGGATGAAAGTAGTTAATGGTAACCTTTATTTATTGATTAAAGGAATTGCTCTCTACCAGATCACACCCTCTGATAGTGTTTCTACTATTAGCACCAGTGGAATAACAGCAAGTCAATTTGTTGGTCTTGCTTCAATATCTTCTACAAATTTTTTTAAAACGAATGGATCTCTTGGATCTTCTGATGTAAATCACGAATATTTATTTATTGCTCAAAACACAGGGGTAAGATTTATTTTATATTATAACGATGCATTGTCTTTTGGATCCTGGGTAGAATATGGAACACCTATTGTTGGAACATTTAAAGCAATAGAATCAGCTAATTTTAGACAAAATAACGGTAAAAGCCATAGTTTGGTTATTCATTATTTAAATAGTAGTGGACATACAAAACTACAGTATTCAACACATTCTGATTCCAGTGTATTAACAGGGTTTAATGATATTAATACAAGTATTTTTGCAAATGATACAGATATTGAATTTATTTCATCTACATACAATTCTCCAGGATCAACATATCTTATAGTCGGTACAGATGATGTTTTTGATGGTGTTAGCAGTCCGACTGTTCAAGTAAATGGTAAATTGTATTCCGTCAGCACAGGGCTATCAGTAGTAACTATAAATAACCAAGCTGTTGTAGAAGATGGATCTGTCAAGAGTAAATGGAATCCTACTTGTTTTGCTGATTGTGTAACCGAAACACATGGTGGCGAAGTGTTTTTTAAACACGCTAAAGGCTACATTGGTATATATGGATCGGAATCACTAAATGCATCTGGGGCAAATAGTGCTGATTTATACAGAATGACTGACATTGGTTGGTTGGCAAATACTTGGTTTGAATCTGGCGATTGTGAATATCGATGGATTAATGTTACCAGTAAATATGATATACCAGCTTTATACCATAAAAAAGACAGAAACCCAATTATACCCTTTGGAGATACCTTACGAGTATTGCCAGGTAATATTGCAAAGGTAGGCAGTAATGAAGCTAAAGGTGCCTGGTTAGGGTATATTGATCGTAGTCTATTTAATGGAAACACTGTATACGGTCCTACATTCTTTGCTGAAGCAAACAGGCTTACAAATCCATTTACTTTTAAAACTGTAGAATTAAAGGTTACCGATGAAGAAATACGACAATCTGATACCGTTAAATACACAGTAACAGCAGTTTATGATGGTGTCCAGGAAACACAGATTAATGATGAAAGTTTAAAGCAGGTTGTATCAAATACTGGGGATAATGACGATGTAAGCAAATCAGAAGTAAAACTTGTGTTGAATTTACCTATATCCACTATGAGTAAGCGTATTACAGGAATTAATGTATATCGTGCAGATAAATTAAGTGGAGTGTATGAAACATATAAGCTAATTACTTCTTATAATTTTGTAGATACAGGAGATGATACCCTTAATGTAACAACATCAGCAGATACAGAACTGGTTATGAATTTTGAAGTATTTAATGATAAGACCATTTTTGTAAAAGACCAGGACAATGCAATAAAAAACTGGTTAAATGATGGAAGCACAGGAAATGTTACAAATAACGTAGGTGGGGTTACTGATAATGATAAATATCAATGGGAAACTTACTATAGTGAATTTGCAATTAAGGTTGGATCTTTTGAAAAACAAAAAATTAAAACAGTAGATGCGATTACAGGATATGAAGCGACAGGGGCTACATTAAATGAAGATTTAACCTCTACAGACACAACAATAACTGTTAATAATGCATCGGGTAATATAGTAAGTGGAACTATATATAAATTAGGATTTAGAGATTTGACTGTTGGAAATTCACAGGGAAGTGAAGATGATGGTGAAGGTGTAAATGCTGAAAACTATGAAAAAATTTATGTAAATCAAGTAATTGGTAATGATTTACAAGTAACCAGAGGTTATCCACAATACACAATTACTGGGGTTTCGTATACGAATGGTGAAACTACCATTACTCACAGTGCAAATGGATCTATAGCACTTGGGCATATAATGACTGGTCCAACTGGGATCCCCAGTGGAGCGATGATTGTAGAAATTACCAATTCAACTAATTTTGTAATAGATATACCAGTAACTGCAAGTCAGTCAAGTCAAACAATTACTGCCCTCACAAATGCAAGAGAACACAGTAAATACGCTCCAATAAAAGCAGAAGATTTATCGGTAACTGGATGGTATAAAATAACAACTGATGATAATATGAATGGTCGTTTTCATAATGAATCCTGGAAAATGTATCGAGAAAATTTTGGACCAGGATGGAAAACGATTGTAAGCACCAAAAGCGAAGGTGCATTTGCTGGGAAATACATGGGTATTATTATGCCACAGCCCAGCGAAGATAGTAATGGAGATTTTACAATGGCTCCCTGGAGAGATACCGATGGAACCATGAAGATAAATAGTATTGTAGGTCAAAAGTTTACAGCAACAAAACCCTCTTCTACTTCAAAAACATTTAAAATAGAAAAAGCCTACACTACTTTTGATGAGCAGTTAGGGTTTACTATGATTGAGGTAGATAAAGGACCACAAAGTGGAAACTGGAACGATAGCGAAGTAATTATATCTACATTTTCAGATGTTTCTGCTGTTGTAAGTGCAGATGTAAACGAAATTGCTATAATAGACAAAGGATCGACTTCGTTAGGAGAACATCCTTATGGTCAAGAAACTAAAATCAAAATTAATGCACAGTATGCCAAGATCTTAAAGGGCAGATTATTTTTAGGTAATATTGTTTTGGATCCTGGTAATGAAAACGAAGTGCAGAATGATTGGGTAGCGTACAGTGAATTAAATGCTTACGATGTAAGACCAGTCAGCAATGTAATTCCTTTTCCAGATCGTGAAGGGGGACAGATTACAGGGTTATCAGAATTGTTTGGTAGACTTATTGTATTTAAAGCCCAGGCTATATTTGTCCTGGATGTAGTAAATCCTTCTTCTCCAACCAGCTGGGTGCGAAAAGAATCAAAAATTAATATAGGTAATATTGCACCAGAAGGTATTGTTGAAGTACATGACAGTGTTTATTTTGTACACCACGATGGTATTTACAGATTAGAATCAAATACAATAGCCAGTTCCGATGCAACTCCCTCTGTTATGGAAAAAATTACATTAGGAATAGAGAATCAATTTTTACTTGCTACAGACAAAAAAAGCATTAAGGGTGTCTATGATCAAAAGAACAATGAAATCCTGTATACATGGCAAACAGGAAGCCCTGCAACCCAAGAGGTGTGGGCATATCATATAATACTTAAAACCTGGCGTGAAGTAAACACATCTACCAATTTAGATATACTTACCTTTGGTGAAAATAGTGGACCAGTAGCGTGGGATAATACGGATACCGATGTAAAGAAATTTGATGTGCCAGAAGCAGTGGGAATAGCCTGGAAAAGTAAACGATTTCGATTGGATTTAGATCAGAAAAAACTACTTCGCTATGGTATGGTGAAATTTACAGGCACAGACACTTTAACCGTAAATATATATCTGGATGGTGCAGGAAGTGTATCCTTTACAAAAGATATTACAGCCGATGGTGGCGTAAACAGATTCCCAATTAAACGCTACGGTAAAAACTTTGAAATAGAACTAACAACCCCATCGAGTACCAATGTGTTCTCGGTAGAACGAATGAGAATTGAAACGGAGTAACTATGGCTATTAATCCAGCAACAATGATGATGATCGCTAAAGGTGTCGGCAATATGGCACAAAGTGGTTCACGATTATTACAACCAAGATTTCAGAATACCAAGTATGGTCAAATGCTACGAGAAAGATCCAGGAATGGAAATTTATCTCAAGCACAGGAATCTAATATATTAAATAAAGTGGGGACACAGGCAGGAAACAATGCTCAAGTAGCCAGAAATAAATATATAGGTAGTGCCATTAACCAGGGAATGGGTAATTCTGTAGCTTTACAAAGAGGGTTAAGGGAATCTGAAGCTGATGTAAGAAGAGCAGTTACAGATACATCCAGAGGTATATATCAAAATGAAGAAACAGCGAAATCTAATGCAAAAATGAATTATGCAAGGGCAATGGATCAAGATAGTTCAGAGCGTAGAGGTGCTTTGACTTCTATGATTACAGGTGGTGCAAATACAGCACTACAAGCAGGAGCAACAGAATATGGTGCAAGGCAAGGACAGCAACAAGCACAAGATAAATCGTACATGGATGCTATGAGTAAATATGGTAATGCAGTTGCCTATAGTACCCCATCTGGAGACACCAGGTATCAAGGGGGTGGATTTGATCCATCAACAGGTGAAGCAAGAGGATCTTTAACTTTAGATGACAAAAGATCAATTGATGTATATGCTCAAAAAGCAGGAATAAAAAATGCTACAGCATTAGCAAGTGCTTACGCTGGTTATCGTACTGGAAAAATTGATGATACTGAAATGAGAAAGCAATTGAAACAATTTATGACAGATGAGGAAATAGATGATTTCTATCTAAAAATGGGAGGTGGAAAATAATGGAAGATTGGCAAAAGCAATTACTTAATAATGTAAGCAATCGAAAAACAAAAAAGAAAACAGATTCTTTAAAAGCAAAAAGATCTTATGCTGAAGAAATGAGAAAAGCATCCCCACAAGATGATATACTTCGATTTGGTAAAAAACAAAAAGAATTTAGAGATCTTGGTCGCAAAGAAACAGTTGTTACAGAAGTAAATGAAGATGGTGATAATGTAAAATCAATACAATACTTACCAAGACCAGGTGCTGAATTATTTAGAAAACAAGAACAAGCATATGGAGATAGTTTAAAATTGGCAGAATTAGCACAACAATATGGTCGAAAAACACCAGATGTAAGAAAAATTGACAGAAATCAAGATATGATAAAAAGCAATTTTAATACTAATGTACAAAAACATTTAAATGATACTCCTGGGTTTGCAAAAGAAAGTCCAAAAAATGCTCAAGAGTTAGCTATAAAAAAGGCAATTCAAGATTTAATAAAAAAACATGGTAAGGGAATTATTCCATTATTAGCAGATGTAAAAAATAGATAATGGCAGATCCCTTTAACACACAGCCACAGCGTAATTATTTAGATGATATTCTGGACCAGGCATATAATGACCTGGAAGTAGAACGACAACGCCAGGATAACATTATTAATGCACCAGATCCAGCACAGAGATTAGGTGAGATACAAAAAATTGAAAAGCAGACAGAAAACGAAGCACCAGAAGTCCAAGAAGCTGTACGACAAAGTGCATATACAAATACATCGTATTATACTGGGAAACCATTAAATAAACCTCCTTCTATTGAAAAGCAAGAAAACAAAGAAAAAAGTTTTGAGGAGACAATACAAAAATACCAACAATACGAACAACTATTTCAACCGTATTTACAAGAAGAATACAACAAAATAGCCCAGGATATTGGTCAGCCTAAAACTTCAGAGGATCAAAGTGTTATTCGAGGTCCCTTTGATCGAAAGCCTGTTTATAGTGAACAAGATCTTGAAACAAAAGCTATATCGCAAACAAAAAAGCGATTAAGTGACGAAGGGATACTTGAACCAAAGCGTACATTTTTAGGAACCTTAAAAGAAACATTCACAGATTATAAAAAGTTTGGTAGTAAACTGCCATATTTAGGTGGTGGAGTTGAAGCCTATGAAGCATTAGACCTTCTGCAATCTATTAAAGACATACAAAGAAATACTGCTGACCAACAAGATTATGCAATTGTTATGAATGCCCAATTAGAAATGGAACGAGATAGTGACTTTGGGGCAATGGTTATGGATATAATGATACAACTTCCTGCTTACGCTTTTGAATTTGCAACGACTGCTGGTACATATACTGTTGGTAGGAAAGCAGGTCAAAAAGCACTGAAAGAATCAGTGAATTGGGTACTATCAAAGCAAGGTAAAAAGATCCTTAAAGAAGGTGCAGATAAATTTGGTTTAAAAGTTGTTAAGGGTGTAGTAGGTGCAACTACAGGGACACTTGCAAGAACCATAAATCCAAAAATGTTTAGTAGGGTAGTGTCAAATGCCAGTAATGAATTATTACCAGACTATGAATTAAATCGAGCATTAGATGGCAAGCTGGAAGTATTCTCCAGTAATGAGAAAAGTTTAGGCAAGTCTATTGTAGATGGATATTTATTGACTTATTTAGAATTGTTAGGTGAACAATCTGGGGAGTCTATTCCCTTTTTAGGTAAAGAGTTTAAAACTTTTTTAAAAAGTAATCCAGAAAGTGCTGTTCATGGTTTACTAAAAGGATTAATTCGTAAAAACCCAAATGTACCTCCTGGTAAATTTATGCAAGCAGTTAGACAGGCAGGTATACAATCAGTTCCAGTAGAGTTAATGGAAGAAAGATTTACAGATTTTTTACAATCTGGAGTAGAAGGACACGAATTTAAAATGCCTACAGCAGAAGAATGGTTAGCTGAAGCCTTTGCTATTGGTGGTTTTTCAGCAGGGGTTAGGGGTACAGGAAAAGCATTAGACAAAAGGTCTAAAAAGAAATTAGAAAAAGCCAAAACCAAAGGATTAGAAGCCATTGAGTCTGGTCAACTGCGACAATTAACCGATGATGATATTACCAACTTTGCAAGATCTCTTACGAAAGAAGAAGCAATGGAACTTGGAATTAGACAGGAAACAGGTGAAATAGAAGGGCAATCTGATCTGGGTAAAGAAATGATTCGTAGGAATCTGGAGATGGATAAGTTTCCAGAAACAGAAACAGAGTTTAGAGAAGCTGGAGCCAGGGCAAATATTAAACAGCAACAAATGGAAGGTAAAGATTTTACTGGTGCATTAATAAAAAAAGTAAAAGAAGAAGCACCTAATATAGCTATTGAAGAAGAATACCTGGACCGAATATTAGCTGATGAAGTAGAAGAAAAAGGATGGACAGAAGAAAAGACAAAACAGGTGTTACGAGATCATGGAATTGACGAAAATACCGATCCTAATAAAATAATTATTACTGGTACATCGTTTGGTGGATCTATTAAAATATCCAGAGCAGGAACTCCACAAAGAATGGCAGATGAGTATGTTGCTGTCCAGGAAGAAATGGCTGAAGAGTATTATAAAGCTGAAATAAAAAATATAGGAGAAGAAAAATTTGAAGCAGAAATCACAGAAGATAGAAAAAACTATTACGAAGCTACAGGAGAGCAAGACACAGGAGAATCCAACCCCGAATGGTTCTCAACCAAAGCAGTACATTTTGCGACACAAGGCAAGGTTCATCAATCGATCGGAGCAAAACTTACAAAGATCTTCAACCGATTTATTGACAATGCTAAACTCATTCTCAAGGATGCCTTTAGACTCCGAAAAGCAATTAAAGAAGGAAAAGTAAGTGACTCCTTAATAAAGAAACTGGAAGAAGCTACTGATTTCAAAAAGGTAGGAGAAAAGGTCAAACAGGCAAAGGAAAATAAGAAACAGCCTACTTATCGTATGTCTATTGCAGAAGGAATGGAAAAACTACGCACCAAACCAGCATTAAGGGCTCCAGCAAAAAATGAAAAACTTTCTAAAGGTCAAATTAAAAACAGAATCAAAAGATTAAAAAGAGATGTTATACCTGAAATAGAAGAGTTTGCAAAAACAAATCCAGAAGAATTTGATGAAGCAATAGATTGGTATTTTAATGATATACGAGTTGCAATTGATGTTTTGTCAAATGAAAATAAATTTGTAAAAGATCATCCGACATTATTTACTGCAATAATAGCAATTACATCTAATGGTCAAAAAGTTCCAGGACAATATAATGATACAGCAGATGTAATAAATCATTTTACAAAAAATAAATCTTTTCCTATTGTAGATAGCTTTACAACAGGGAAAATAAAGAAGCCTATAAAAGTATTAAAGTTAGATAATGAAAAACAATTAGGTGGGGCAAGACCAGGGGTGATCGGTCAATCAATGAATCGATTACAGTATATTATTGATCAGCTTGGTTTGAAAGGAGCAGAAGCGTGGTTATTAACACCAAAGACTGGTATAGAAATTCACGAAATGGCTTGGAACTCTGGTACATACAAACAAGGCAATGGGATGCCAGGGATTAGTAAAGATCGCAAGAATACAGCAGAGGACTACAGAGGAATGCATATCTTTGGTAGAAAGATAGGAAACTTTGGTCTGGCTTTTTGGGATTTAAATAGGGAAGCAGTGATTGATGTGTGGATGAGTAGGTGGTACAACAGGCATATGGGTACTCCTTTTAATAGTAATGGAGACTTACAAGAATCCCCAAGAAATACAAGTGAATGGAATTTGATCAGTCAGGGTGTTAGCGAACTTACTGATGAGATGAATAAACGATATAATAAAAATTATACTGTATCTCAAATACAGGCAGTGATATGGTATCACGAAAAATACTATTACGAAAAGAATGGTATTAATTTTAATAAAGGAATAAATTACAGTAGGTCAGCAAATGAAAGAGCAAAACAAAAAGGATATACCAAAGATTCTGAAAAACTCGTACCTGTATCAGATGTTACAGGCAAAGAGCAAGAAAGATCTCAAGAAGATACGAGAAGAGTATCGGAAGAAAAACCGACTTATAGATTAGCACCTACCTTTTACTCTACAGCAGAACGAGTAGTTACAGAAAAATTCCCACCTACAATGAAGTCTCAATCTGTTGAGAACTTCCTTAAAAAGAACCAGGTCAAACCAGAAGAGATACAATGGTTAGACTTGGAATCCTTATTAAAAAGTAAACAAAAGATCACTAAAGAAGAACTCCAGGAATGGATCCAGGCAAATAAAATTGATGTCCAGGATGTAATGG